TGGCGCACCGTCCAGGACGTGCTGGACTTCCTGGAGGCGCGGGAAGAGAAACTGTTTGGAGATCTGCCCGCCGGAGCATAGATTCATTCCATCGCGATCCGTTGCAGCCGGGTCGCCAACGTCAAGTAACGGCCCTCCGGCCCCTGGACTGATTCCGCGAGGATGACGGCTGCACCAGGACTCTCCGGAGGGCTTTTTGTTTGGAGACAGAAAATGACGAAGCAAATCAAGACAGACGCGAACAGCCCCTATGAGGACTCCCTCGACCTGAGGGGATGCGACCTCAAGGGCATCACGCTCCCCACCAGCGTGGGAGGCTCCCTCGACCTGAGGCGATGCGACCTCAAGGGCATCACGCTCCCCACCAGCGTGGGAGGCTACCTCGACCTGAGGCGATGCGACCTCAAGGGCATCACGCTCCCCACCAGCGTGGGAGGCTCCCTCGACCTGAGGCGATGCGACCTCAAGGGCATCACGCTCCCCACCAGCGTGGGAGGCTTCCTCGACCTGAGGGGATGCGACCTCAAGGGCATCACCCTCCCCACCAGCGTGGGATGCTCCCTCTACCTGAGCGGATGCGACCTCAAGGGCATCACCCTCCCCACCAGCGTGGGAGGCTTCCTCGACCTGAGCGGATACGACCTCAAGGGCATCACCCTCCCCACCAGCGTGGGAGGCTCCCTCGACCTGAGGCGATGCGACCTCAAGGGCATCACGCTCCCCACCAGCGTGGGAGGCTTCCTCGACCTGAGCGGGGAACAGTGGGCGTCTCTGGCGTTCGATCTCATCCAAAGATTTGCCGCGCCGTGGTTCGCGGACACACTGGTGGTAGACGACATCCATAGTGCAACAGGCTGGTGTGAAAGTGGGATCCGCGAGGCGATGGGCGCTTTGGGCTTGGAATGTGGCGACGACGTGACAGAGTATTCCAGCTCCAAAGTTCATGCCGCGCTCCGTCGCGCTGCTGGCGCTGTTCACGACGACGAGCGGACTTCCATCGCCCTCGTCATCCTGGATCGCGTGGAGGCCGGAAAGTGAATGCTCTGATGCAGATTTTGGCATACCGGGTCAACGGCGGATGGAGCTTCGACGACGATGCCATGGGGCTGGTCGCAGAGCCGTTCGTCGCGGGAATTCCCGAGATGATCGACATCCTCGCGGAGCAGGTAGGCGCGACGGATCGGATCATTCTCACGTTCGCGCCCACGGAATTCCCGGGTGCGATGATCCGGCTGGACCGCACCAAAGAGGAGCACGGCGGAAACTGGTATGCATGGATTGGTCGCCACATGCAGGGGTGGCTCTGTCCAGCGCTTCTCCGCTACTTCCCGCAGGCTCCGGAGGTGATCCACATCGCGGCGCAGGCTCCGTGAGCACCCCTGAGGACATCGACGCCGCCCTGGCCCAGATCCGGGGCGAGCGGAAGCGGCCGAAGATGGGGAACCGCAAGCGCGTCCAGGACGGCGAGGTGTTCGACAGCGGGCTCGAACTTTCCCGCTGGAACACCCTGCGCGTTCTTCAGCGGATCGGCGAGATTTCGGATCTTCGGCACCACGTCAAGTTCCCGCTCCTGGTCCAGGGGGTCGAGATCGGCACCTACACGGCGGATTTCGTGTACCTCAATGGCGGCGTGGAGGTCCGGGAGGACGCCAAGGGTCACCAGACCAAGGAGTTCCGGCGCACGGCTCGCCACATGGCCGCGATGGGTCTTCCGGTGACGTTGTGGCCGGATCCGATGCACAAGCCGGTTGTGGGGATCGTGGGGCGGAAGTAGATTGAGGGAACGCAAACCGTGCGGGCTGGGCGTTGTAGCTCTTCGCAGGCCATCGGTGACAAGCGGGGAGAGACCCGTACAATTGACGCCGGGCGCACCGGCTGGCACCTCGGGAAGACGGGGAACAACTATCGGTCTGAGTGACGCCAGGAACCGACGGAACCGAATGAGCCCCAAGGCTCCTCCTGCCCAAAGCGGAAACGTGATGGGGCGTCATCAGGAGGCCCTTGGGGCGTTCATATTTGGAGACCAGAATGACCAAGGCAGACGAATACAAGCACCCTAAATGGCAGGCGATGCGGCTTAAGACGCTTGAACGATTTGAATTCAAGTGCTTCGTTTGCGATGACACAGAGAAAACGCTTCATGTCCACCACAAACGGTACCCTAAAGGAAAGAAGATCTGGGAATGCGGTGATAATGACTTGATTGTGCTTTGTGAGGAGTGTCACAAAGACACCGAGAGTCTCGTCTCTTTCGTTCGTGAACATGGACCCGAGCTTCATTTTTGCTTCAAAAGAAGCTCTGTGAAATTCTGCAAGCCAGAGGATTTACTCCAGATGTTCATTGAGCACGCATCAGGACAGATGAGCACAGCGGCTTCGGAAGTTTTTGAGATCGCAATTCATGCGATTTACACGACAGAGACGCTTGACGGAGCCGGAAAGGAATGAAATCTGAGCAGAAGAAAGACGGATCCTCCTTCATTCATTCCAGTCTCGATGAGGCTGGCTTGACGGTGCAGGAATTCCGCGTCTTCTGCCACATTTCCCGCCGCGCCAATGGTGGCGAATGCTACGCTAGCGCCGAATCCATGGCCGCGATCTGCCGAATAAAACGAGACACCTTATTCGCTGCAATTCGCGCCCTGGAATCTCGTGGAATGCTTGAGCGGGAATCAAAGATAGGGTGCCCGACGGTGTACCGAATCACCCTGGAAAAGCACTGGCACCCGTCCCCCCAAACGGGACAGGTTGAGGCGGGGACCCGTCCCCCCAAACGGGACAGGTTAGGACCCATCCCAAATGGGGACCCGTCCCCCCAAACGGGACAGGAGGTGTCCCCCCAAACGGGACACCCACCCGTCCCCCCAAACGGGACAGTAAGGTACTCCCCTAAAGGTTCTCCTTCTAAGGTTCTCCAAGAAACAAAAGGGAAACAGCAGCGAAGGCCATCATTCCAGGCTGACGAACTCGACGACATGATCCCGCTTCACTTTCAAACTCCAGAATTCATCTGCGCATGGCATTCCTGGACCTCAGACCGGCACGAGAGGAAGGAGCGTGTAACGAAAGCGTCGGCGACAATCTCTTTCAATAAACTTGAACGAGAAGCAAAGACTCCAGAAATGGCGATACTTTGGATAGAGTCGTCGATTGAAAAGCATTATCGCGGAATATTCCCACCACCAAAACAAAGAGACCAGCGCCCACAAAAGAAAGGAGTGCAATTCAATGGATTTGCCACAACGGATTACACCGCAGGACTTGACGAATACAATAAATAGTCCGCGTGCGCCAATGGAATTTCCAGTCCATCCAGCCAACATATTCGAGGCGGGAACATACGAATGGACGGAATTCGAGATACGAGAGCTTCGTAGGAGCCAAAGAGAATTCGATTTCGATCCAGAAAAGGTTGCAAGGCTTCAATGCAGGATTGAAGAGCTTTGCGCAACCGAACACGGACGCAAGTTTTTGGCTCGGGAAGAGGCTATCGAAATTTCGTGCGCATGGGATCGCGCCAAGAGGGAAGGAGGGGTAAAATCCCGGTACATCGGGAAGGGGCTCAAGGAATTCGAGGCCCCCACGAAAGAACACCAGCGAGCCAAAAATGCAATCGAGCGCATGGCGATGGATCGAAAAAGCTCCGCGATGGTTCTCCTTTTTGGCCCCCCTGGCACCGGCAAGACGCATCTGGCAATCGCAGCCCTGCATCACCGCTTCCGGATCGACCAGAACCGATTCGCCGGGGAATACATCACCGCCGCAGAGATCGCCCAGGAGGTCCGAGAAAGCTACAACGACGAGGACCATGGCGCGACGGAGAAAGGGATCTTGGGGCGACTCATGGGGCGCGGGCTATTGGTTGTGGACGAGGTTGGTGCTGGCCTGGGCAGCGACCACGAGCGGGCCATGCTGAACGCGGTCGTCTGCGGACGGTACAACAACCTCCTCCCAACGATCCTGATCTCCAACCTGGGGCTCGACGCGATCAAGTTGGCGGCGGGCGACCGCATCATGGACCGACTCAAGGAGGATCAGGGCAGCGCGGCGATCCCGATGGCCTGGGCATCTTGGAGAGGCAGGAAGACGACATGAACAGCGCACCAACCTCCCCGACGCCTCCTAGGCCATCCGTAGAGCCAAGGAGAGGCATCGAGGAATTGAGGCCGCGGGTCCTCTGGGTGGAGGACGGGGTAGACCTGGACCGCCTGCTGAAAATCCTTGACTTCCCCGAGCCGCAGGCGGTAAGTTCAATCCACACCGACGACGCGAACCGCCGGAAATCAAGTCATCCTAAGCCGTCTGGACTCGCTTCCGCAAGGAATGGTTCGCACCTCAGAGTCCAGGCGGCGAGGGAGTAAATCAGGAGAATCAACATGGACAACGCAAGCAATGAATAACTGCGCGACGTGCAGGTGGTGGGTGAAGCGGGAAATAGACCCAGACGCGCCGCAGAAGATCCGCGAGAATTGCGGTGCACTCCAATATACTCCAGCGAACCGCGCCTTCGTCCAGGACTGCGTGGAGCTGGCTGAATACAACCTGAAGCATGGAATCGGGGACTGCCACGGGGTGCCGCAGATCATTGAAAAGAGCGGGCCAGACTTCTGCGGGCAGTGGAAGGGGAGGGGGGAGACGCGATACTTTGACGAAGATGGATTGATTATATCTGAGGAGGAAGCAAAAAAGCGTTCTCCAGAGCGCTTCCCTCAGTCCGATCCATACGACGGAAGAAAGGCCCGGATCGACTACCTATGTGGACGTGGTGGGCCAATGTGGGCGGATGAGGTAAAGCCGTGATCTCCACCAACAACTTCTCTACCCCTATCCCAGAGCAAGAAAAGCTCCGCGTCCTGGACATCGACAGCCCGCGCGCAAAGGCAGAGCTTGCCCTGGAAGGCCGCAAGGGACCGATCCACGCATCCGTGGAGGTCTTGGAGGTCCAAGCGCCATGGAAGGCCCCGCATCCACTGGATCACTGGCAGGATCACGTCCTGGCCAACCTGGACGCGCTGGTCGGGAACTTTGCGGGAGACCCACTGGAAGCGCAGACGAGCATCCACGCATTCGGGAACCAGTGGGATTCGAGCCCGACGGCACAGCATCCGGCGCGATGCTACTTGTTCCGGCTGGTGGTCCAATTGCCATCGAAGGTCGAGGACGTGGACACAGAGGCGCTGGTTCGGGAATTCAAGCGGAGGGGGAAGAGGTGATGATTTTCGCATCGGAAATCCTGGAAAGTCTTGCTCTCAAATGGATGCCTAGGATGGGGATTGGGCCAAGCGATACAACGAATCGCGACCCAAAGCAATTCCAGATTCGCGTTGAGTCTTGGACGGAGCGTCATCTAGGCCCCGCATTTGCCTCGCTCGGGATGGAGGTGAGATCACTCGATCCCGGATACACTTACCTCCGAATGGATTTAAGGGGATTCCGAGAGCCAGATACTGCCTTCGCGATTGAGGTGCCTGGAATATTCGCTGTGGCCTTCCAAGCGTATGATGTGACCAAGGTTGACGAGCTGCCGATTCTGATGCTTTCATGCTTCCTGGCAAAGGCTCGCGACTAGGTTCCGTCCAATTCTGTCCATGAGTGGACAAAACGACGTATATTCTGTCCGTGGCAAGATCACCGACCGAATATGACCCAGAGGCCATGAAGTCCGCTATCACGGACTGGCGTGCTGGCGTCCTGACTCAGCCACAGATTTCCAAGCGGTACGGGATCCCCTACAAGACGTTGACGCGCCGACTCAGGGGAATCGGACAGGACGGGCTTGAGACGACCCGCTCGCTCGTCTCCGGGCAGATGGCAGGCATCCCCAACCCGGAAGTGGATGAGGCGGTCAAGGCTACCGTGGGCAAAGGCGTTGCTTTGGCTGTTGACGCCATGGTCACGGCGGACGAGGTATTCCGGCTCGGCCTCAAGGCAGCAAAGACTGCCCTGGAAGCAGGGGGACTCAGCTCGAAGGAGCTGCGGGACAACATCTCAGCCGCCAAGGACGCGATGGAGGGTGTACGGAGGGTCCGGGAGCTGGATGACCCTGATTCCCACAAATTCGACCCCTTCGCATTCATCAAAGTGAATCGCGAGAATGAGCTAGGCGCATGACCGAGCAATACACGAAAGAGGAATTGAAAAAATGCCTTGGTTCGTGGCGCTGGCGATTGGAACACCTATACCATATTGTCGATAAGTCTGGAAAAGATGTCCAATTCATTCCGAATCGAGCGCAAAGGAAATTCCTTGACAATCTGGGGCATCGGAATATCGTTCTCAAAGGTCGGCAAATCGGCCTCACTACCTGTTGGGCATTGATCCAGCTCGATCAAGCGATATTCCGGGATAACACGCGCACCGTGATTCAGGCTCAGGACAAGGTGACCGCCTCCGCCCTTTTCCGGAATACCATCGTCTACGCCTGGGAGCACATGCCGCCCGTGGTCCTCAAGGGGCGGCACACGATCTCAGATTCCAAGACCATGCTGGAGTTCAACAACGGGTCCAGCATTGAGGTCACATCCTCTGCGCGCGGCCAGACGCCGTTCATGCTCCATATCTCGGAGCTTGGCAAGACGGCAGCTCGCTACCCTGGCAAGGCCCGTGAGGTGATGACAGGATCGATCACTGGCCTCCCGAAAGACGGTTGGGGCTGCATCGAGAGCACAGCCGAAGGGAGGGATGGGGTATTCGCGGATCTCGTCCTGGAGGCCATCAAGCGGTTGGAAGCTGGACACATTGCTGGGCCACTGGATTGGAGGTTCCACTTCTTCTCCTGGTTCGACATGGACGAGTACTCCCTGGAGGATTCTTCCGAGGTTGTGTCACCCGCCGATGACGAGTACTTCGCCACCATCGAAGCCCGGAACGGGATCACACTTTCCCAGGGCCAGCGGCAATGGTACTGCTCGATCCGGCGCAACAACTACGGCGGCGACCCCCAGCAGATGCACCAGGAGTTCCCGAGCTTCGCGGAGGAGGCGTTCGACCAGTCCACGGAAGGGTGCTGGTTCACGGAACAGATGAAGTCCCTCCGGCGAAATGGGCGCATCACCGACGTTCCCTGGCAGCGCGGGTACCCCGTCCATACCTTCTGGGACATCGGGCGATCCGATGGGACGGGCATTTGGTTCTTCCAGCATCGCGACGGGCAGGACAACTTCATCCGGTACTACGAGGACTGGGAGCAGGAGTGGGACGTCTACGTCGCCGCCATGCAGCGGTTCGGCTACGTCTTCGGAACGCACTTTCTTCCGCACGACGCAGACCACCGGAGGCAGGTCAAGACCAGTGGACAGGCGAACACCGCCAAGAAGATCCTGGAAGACCTGGGCTTGACGAACATTGTCATAGTGCCGCGCACTCCGGACAAGATGGTGTCCATCAACAAGGCGCGGACAAAGCTCCCGAACGTCTGGTTCGACAAGACGAACTGTGCCGACGGGATCAAGCATCTCGACTGCTATGGGAAGACCTGGGACACCCGCCATTCATGCTGGCTGGACATCCCCGACAAGTCCAAAGGCCATTCCGAATGCGCGGATGCATGGATGCAGTTTTCCGACGGCTACAGCGTGGCGAAGACCACAAATCTGGTGGACATTTCCAACATGGTGACGATACAACAGACGAGCCCTTTCATGGGCGGGGGGTGGAGATGAGCGAAACAGCGGCGGCGGAGATCCCGCTCGAAGTCACGACCGAGGCAATCCTCGACGCCGTCCCCGGTGGCTTGATCGCCATCGAACAGCTCGGGATGTACGGCTTCGACCAGGAGATCATGGACGGCATGATCCGGTACGAGATCTTCCCGCCTGTGTTCACGATCAACGGGGCGGATTACGTCAGCGGGGCCGAGGTATTCCAGGTGGTCCGCCAGCTCCTCCGCAACTCCATCCGCCTGTACGAGGCCGTGGACGAGTCCGAGAAGCGCACCGCAGAGGCGAAGGAACTTCTGGAGTCTGGAGCCGTCAAGCTCAAGGAGAGCGACTTCCAGCGGATGGAGGCGGGCGAGATCACCCTGACCGAACTGATCCAGGAAAAGAAGGCGGCGCAAGATGCTCAAGTCTAAGAAGACAGAAACCGACGAAGAAAAGTTCGAGCGGTTCGCCAAGCGCATCCGAATCCACGAAGAGGCGTGGGCCGATGTCATGGCAGCGACCGTGGATGATCAGCGCTTCGCGGCGGGAAATCAGTGGGACGAGGCGGTCAAGCAGAAGCGCACGGCGGCGGGCCTGAACAGCGTCACCTACAACCCGATCCCTGGGAACGTCCGCTTCATCGTGAATCGCGAACGTGCCGAGATGCCACAGTTCCACATCGACCCCGTGTCGGAAGGTGCGGACAAGAATACCGCCAAGGTGCGGAATGGCATCGCGCTCCACATCCAGAACAGCGACGACGCCAAAGCCGCTTTCCTCAAGGGCTTGCGGGACATCGCCATCGGTGGGATCGGAGCATGGAAGGTGCTCGCCACCAAGACGCCCAAGGCTGACGGGACGGCAGAGTACAACATCGAGATCCATCGCATCCTGAATGCGACCAAGGTCCGCTTCGATCCGAACGCCACGAAGAAGAACTACTCCGACGCGGTGGATTGCTCGCTGGAATCCTGGCTCCCGAAAGAGGACGTGGAAGAGCTGTACCCGGACGCCGATTTCACCGCGCCAAAGGATGGCAAGAACGCCTCTTCCTTCACAGATGATGCGGTCCAGGTCATGGAGTACTGGTGCCTCAACAAGACGACGGGGTACTGGGAGCAGTACATCCTTTCCGGCAATGAGGTCTTGGAGAGCAACACGGCCTATCGCGGCCACTACTGCCCCATCGTCTTCCTGACCGGCGAAGAGGATTACATCGAAGAGGACCGCGCCTTTAAGGGCATCGTGCGCGACGTGCGGGAAATGTGTATGCTGCACAACCTCGCCAAGTCCCGGCTGGCTGACTACATCTCGCGGTCCTCCGTGCAGCAGTGGATGTACACGCAAGCACAGATCGCGGGTTACGAGAAGATTTGGTCATCCTCGAACCTCAATGGCCTTCCAGGTCTCCCCTACAACAAGACGGATGACGGCGCTCCGATCCGCCTTGATCCACCCGCCGCGCCTCAAGGCTCCCTCGAAGTCGCGCAGGACGTGGGGAACGACATCCGGAACACCATCGGCATTCGCGACCCGATGGCTGATCTCCCGTCGAACGTGTCGAATGACACGATGCGCCTCCACCTCGCACAGTCCAACATCGGCACGCTGGAATTCGTGGACAACTGGAGAGAGGCGATCCGCTGGACCGGACAGATTGTGGACGATCTGATCCCATCCTACTACGCCTACGCGCACATCCGGCAGATTCAGGGTCTCGACGGGCAAGTGACGACGATCCCGATCCAGCAACAGTATGAGGAAAATGGCAAGCGAGTCTTCCACGATCTCACGGTCGGAAAGTACGCCGTCTCGATCTCCACTGGACCGAGCTACGAAAGCAGCCGGCAGGAAGCGGCAACCAAGATCTCCGAACTCCTCCAGGCCGATCCAGCGCTCATGCAGATGTACGGCGACATCTTCTTCCGCCTCCAGAATTGGGATGGTGCTGAGGAGATGGCCGCACGCGCGCGGACGATGATCCCGCCCGCTGCTCTGGCTGCGAGCAATGCGACCAACGGAGATGACCAGGACGTGCAGGCCCAGATGTCGCAGCTTCTCCAGAAGCTCCAGCAGCTCACCCAGCAGAATCAACAGCTCCAGCAGGCGAACCAGAAGCTGGAATTCGAAAAGGCCGCGAAGGTGGCGGAGATCCAGGAACGGGCACACGCGGACATCTTCAAACAGCAGAAGGACCACGAATTCGAGGCGAGCCAGAACGCGGCAAAGCTCGGAGCGGCATCCAAACAGATCGCAGAGAAGGGCGTGGTGGACACGGACCTCCTCCAGACCCAGGGAGAGATCGATTTGGCCCTGGAGACACACAAGGGGCACACCAGCGTGTTCCACAAGCAGCTCGATCACGACTTCGCAGAGTCCCACCAATCGCCACCCAGCCAGGAGAAGTAAGTCATGAGCACAGAAACCGAAATCCAGGAAGTCGAACCGGTCGAGACGCCGGAAGTCAAAACCCCTGAGGTTGAAACTCCGGTCGAGAAGCCGTTCCGGGCATCCGCCGCATTCAAGGCCGAGACGCCGAAGCTGAACACGATCCCCTACGCCCGATTCAAGGAGATCGAGGAGGAGCGGGATTCCCATGCGACTCAGGCCCGCGAACTGGCCGCAAAGCTCGCCAAGTACGAGGCCCAGGAAGCGGAGCTCGCCAAGATCAAGGATCCGGACGAGATCAATCCGGCTGACTTCGATGATGCTGTGAAGTTCCTCAAGGCTCGGGACGCGGCGATCCTGGCGAAGGCTGAAGCTCGTTTCGAGGAAAGGAAGATCGAGGAGCGGCGGGCCGCTGCGATCCAGGTCGAGAGAGACCACATCACCAGCACCTATTCCAAGAACATCACGGCGGCAATCCAGCGAGATCCCGAGATCGCATCCTCGAAGGAATTCTTCGATTCCGTGGCCCACGACATCCACCCCGAAATCCTCCGTGAATTGGCTCTGGACGAATACGTCGGGGAATTGATGCGCGACATCGACGGGGATCGCGAACTGCTCCAGCAATTGGCCCAAATCGGGAAGAACGGCGATCCCCGCGCATTCATCCGCACCATGCACAAGATGAGCGCCAAGATCAATCTGGAAGAGCGGTACAAGAAGGGAGAAGAGGATGATTCCCAGCCCTCCGGAGCCCTTGCGAAGGCGATTGCCGAGCGTCCGGACGATGGTATCCCCCGGCAGGTGCGGGCCTCTTCTGGCCCGGTCAGCGGGAAGCGGAGCCTACGGACCATGAGTGACGCCCAAATTGCCAAGCTCTCGCAGTCCGAATACGAGAAGTTGCGCCACACTTTGTAGTCGGTTGCGAATTCCCCGCGATTGTTGTATTCTTTGTGTGTCGTCCGCGAGGACGTTAAACATCGTGCCACTGCGGTGGCTTCTTCCACGGACAAGCTCGGTCGGTGGATGTATCGAGAGCCTGGAGTCCTTCGGGGCTTCCTGCAAACGATCCATCCATCTATCCGCCCCACTGAGGGCAGAAACCGAGTCCAAGCATGTCCATTCTGATCACCTCGGCAATCGTTGCCAAGGAAACGCTGACGATGATGCGCAACAACCTCATTGTCGCAGGCCACGTCGATTTCCAGTACAACGACGAGTTCTCCAAGACCAACGGCAAGATCGGCAACTCGTTCTCCCTCCCCAAGCCCGTGGGTTACACCGGCACGCGCAACAACATGGCGTGGAACGGCGGCAACTCCAGCGTGGTCGAGAACTACGTCAAGCTGGTCATCGACCGGACCTACACCATCCCGCTGTCCTTCACGGAAGGCGACCTGTCCCTCAAGCTGGTCCGCTTCTCGGATCGGTACATCAAGCCCGCTACCGCCAACATCGCATCCAACCTGGACGCCGATCTGGTGGCCTCCATCGTGAACAGCGTGCCCGGCGCTCTTTCGGCCACCTCGGGCCAAGGAACAGGCGGCCTCGACGCGAACGCTCTGGGCGTCGCCAACAGCGCGGGATACGCCATCGGCGCTTATGGCACCCCGATCACCCCCACGCTGATCACCCAGGCCAAGCAGATCTTGCTTGACCAGTCGGTGCCGGACGACGGCGAGATCTACGGATTCCTCTCCACCACCGCGCAGCAGCAGCTCACCATCGCGAACACCACGATTTTCCACCCCCTCACCAACGTGGATGAGCTCTTCCGCAAGGGCGAGATCGGGACCTTTGCCGGGATTCGCTTCTACACGACCCAGAGCATGGTCCAGCACATCAACGGCGTGCAGCCCACCCTGGTGGTTTCGGCGGGCGGCAACGGCAGCGCATGGGCGGAGACGGCTACCCTGACCGTCACGGCCACGGCTGGCGCGATCAATGCTGGCGACGTGTTCCAGGCCCCGGCGCAGTACATCGTCAACTACCAGACCAAGCAGGTCACGGCGACCCCGTTCCAGGTGCAGGTCCTCGCGACCTACACCCTCGGCGTCACCTCCGTCCTGGTCAGCCCGGCCCCGATCATCTCGGGACCCTACCAGAACGTGTCGGCTTCGCTGAACGGCGTCACGCTCCAGCTCACGGGTGCCCAGCTTCCCGGCATCTCAGTGGTCGGGACGGCGGCTCAGGGTCTCTCTGGCGTCGAATCGCTGATCTTCCACAAGTCCGCCGTGGTCGCCGCGTCTCCCGGTCTGTACACGCCGAAGGCCAGCGCCTTCGATCTGTCGCAGATCATCTCGGACGAAGACGCTCCTGACTTCCGGATTCGGTTGCTCCAGGGCTTCGACATCCTGGGTGTCTCGGGTGTGGCTGGTGCGGGTGGTGTCGGATCCTCGGGTCCTGCCCAGGTGACCCGCTTCGACATCCAGTACGGGTACAAGACGGCTCAGACCGCTTGGATCATTCGTCTGCGGAACTAGGCACTCGGGAGGGCTGGAAACGGCCCTCCCTTCTTTGCGTTGGGGGTGCTTGTGATCGGAACCGAGACAGCGTACGACCTCCTCTACTCAGCCCTTCGGCGCGTTGGCGTCGTGGCGCTTGGAGACACGGTTGACTCGGCGGTCGCCATGGAAGCACTCCTCGAATTGAATACCATTCGTGCCGAGTGGTCGCTCAACAACAAGAACTACAACATCTACGACCAGACGTTCACGGCCATCGCGCCAATGATGAACGTCACGCTCGGGACCAGTGTCGGAGGCCCTGGGAACATTTCCCAGCGACCCACGAACGTGGACCAGATCACGGTGATCTCCGGAACGCCGGGACTCGGGATCAACTACCCCGTGCAGATCTTGCCCTACGAGGCATACCAGCGCGAGGCGATCCAGAACATCGTTTCGATTCCGGACAAAGCCTACATCAATACCAGCTTCCCGCTCATGACCATCTATTTCCTTCCTGGGCTTGCTCAGGGATGGTCAGTGCGGGTCATGGGATCGGCCTACATGACGGAGTACGAGACGGTTTCCGACCAGTTCATGGACCCTCCGGAGTACTGGTCTCCTCTCGACCTCGTCCTGACCCTTCGCCTCGCCGTCAAGTGGGGTGTGGACCTTCCGCAGGGCGTGGTGATCCAGGCGAACTCGGCATTGAAACATATCCAGGCTGCGAACTTCGTCTCCACCATGGAGCAGATGGAGAACGGGCTCATCTCGGGACATTCTGGCTTCAACTTCTTCGCGGGGATGTAGTGAGCAACGCGGGCGGAATCATGACCACGATCCCGCTAGGTGACAAGCCGTACGCGACCGCGTACTACGCGCTCGGTTCCGAGATCTGCCAGAATCTGTTCCTGGAGAATTCCCAGAGCGAGAACTCCAAGGCGCAATACTACCTCCTCAAGATCCCTGGACTTCGCCGGTTCGGATCGGTTCCGACGATCAACTACAGTGCGTGCCGGTGCAACTTCACCAGCACCGGATACCGGACATTCGTCGTCAATGGGAACCGCCTCTCGGAAATCCTCTTCGATGGATCACAGATCCTTCGAGGGCTCCTGAACACCGCCGGAGGCGTTGTCTCCGCAGTCGAGAACGGGAACCTTCTCCTCTTGGTGGACGGTACCAACGGCTACATCCTGCGGTACTCGGACAACAATTTCACGGTGATTTCCGATCCGTACTTTCCGGGCGTCGCCGCAGGGACAGTGCCCCCGACCTGCTGCACCTACCTGGACACCTACTTCATCGTCAACGTCCCTGGAACCAACACCTACTACTACTCCAGCTCGTACTACATGAGCGAGGAGAACAATTCCGCAACCCCATACGACCCGGTGAATCAACAGGGATACTGGAATCCGCTGTACTCGGGTGCGAAGATCGGAAAAGCCGACAACATCGCATGGTTGATCAACTGCAACAATTACCTATGGCTATTCGGAGAAGACAACTCCTGCGAAGTCCATTACGACACCGGCAACTACAACGGCCAACTCTTTGCCCGGTACCAGGGAGCGATCATCAACGTTGGGTGCCGAGCGAAGAACTCGGTCGCGACCTACCAGAACAACGTCTTCTTCCTTGGCACCGACCTCGCCGGTACCATTGGGGTCTTCTCGAACGATGGAATGGCCCCGATCCGCATTTCGACGCGAGGGATTGAACAACTTATCGAGAGTATGGGGAGCTGGTCTGATTGCCAAGCATTTTGTTACGCGCAATCCGGACATGCTTTCTATGTCATGCAATTTCCGACAGCCAACCGGACGCTGGTCTACGATATGGTCACGAACGCATGGCATGAGCGGACCTCTCTGGTCCAGGCGACTGGCCTTCTCGCACGCTGGCGGGGGATGTACGTCTCTACCAACTACGACCAGATCATCATGGGGGACACCAACTCCTCGGCCATCTATTCGCTGGATCCGACCTACTACCAGAATGACAATCCAACCGATTCCGGCATCAACTACATCCGATGCGTCAAGACGTCGCCGATCAACTGGTCCAACGGCGTCAATGTGATCTACAACTGGATCCAAGTCATTTGCAACCAGGGATCCGGAACCACAGTGGATAACGTGGACGGAGTGGGCACCAATCCGATGATCCAACTGGCCTGGTCGGATGACACAGGCCAAACCTGGTCCAACGAGCGATCCGCCCCGATCGGTGCCCAGGGCCAGTATGCGAAGCGTACCCGCGTCCTGGGCTGTGGCATGGGCCGAAACCGGGTTTTCCGGATCGCCATCTCTGATCCCGTTCCCTTCATCCTGGTGTCGTTGCTGATCAACGGCAACCCGTGCAGGTTCTGATGGAGGCGCAGGACTTCATCAATGCCTTGTTCCCCCGGACAGTCGCGGCTACCCAACAGGGAGGCGGCTTCCCTCGCCGCTCGCTGGCTGGAGTCCTCGATGCGGCCTCAATGCCTGGGCGAGCGTGGTCAGCATTGGCGAACTACGATCCAAACCAGCCGACCCTCCAGGACATCATCAACAATCCGTCGCGGCCAGCGAATTCCGGGAACTTCCTCTCGTCCATGGCTCGCACGCAAGCCGCTGGCGGTGATGGCCTTGCCTCAAACATCGCAGAAAACATCATACGCGACCCAACCTCGATCCTGGGTGCCGGACTTGGTGAAGCGGTAGGCGCGGGGGCTGCGAAACTGGGCGGAGGAGTGCTTGGACGCCTTCTCAGCGGAGGGGCTGACGTGGCCTCTCAGACGGGGCTCCAGGCGGCGAACCAATACGGGACAGGCGGAAGCGTGGACCCCGCTTCGATGGGCCTATCCGCCGCCCTGATGGGTGCAGGGCATGGGATCGGAGCTGGAGTAGCGCAAGTGGCACCGAAAATCGCAAAAGCAATCCCTTGGGCAAACAATCAAGATGCTGCGATGCTGGAAAGGTACGGAAGTGAGGCGGACGCAAAAGCGATAAAAGATCGCCTGCAATCATGGGTTGATAAAGGGGAACAATATGGAAAATTATCAAATGACGAATTAAATAGTATGCCTATAGATGAAATGGACGCACTATTACCTCCGATCCATTCGGTAGAAGAAAAATTTTGGCTCTCCGGAAAGAACGGCACGCAACCTCCAATCCTTGCCAGGGGGTGGAGATACGGATCTCCTGAGAATCCTAATACTTCATGGAACTTCCAGGATCAAAAAGCAGAGCCAGGAGTCTCTGCTATGCAGGCATTTACAGAGGAAAATCCAAATGTTTTAGGCGGTAGTTATCAAACATTTAATGCAAAAAACAACAAAAGGACAATAGAGGGCTGGCTTGACCAATCACGTACTGGTTCGGACGGCGAACCGCTATTTACTGGAGTACGAGACCTTGGTCCCTATCCGCACCCAGATCCAGGCTTCCAATATCTAATTGGCGGCGGCACGCAGCTCCCGACAGCACAGCAGGGCGGCTTCGCGAAAGCGCTGGCCGGGAAGTACCTTAGACAGTACGCAAACGCTCAACAAGGGGATCAGAAATGAGCGCCAACCTTTTCCCGGCCCCGGTCGGAACGCCCATCATCAACCAGGCCGTATCGAAGACGGGTTTCGCCCCTGCCTGGGATCGGTACTTCAAGGTGATCGGGGATGATCTTCTCGAAGCGAACAATGTCCGGAATCTGACGGGGAATTCCGCCTTCAAGTACACGCTCAACGGCAACCACTGCGACTGTACCTATTGGATCCCTGCGGACGCTTCCGTAGACGCGGCGATCTCCCTCCCGTTCACGGCGCTTCTCGCGTTCGATGTCAACGGCACGATCTATCCAGCCGGAACGAAGTCCATCACCATCCCGAAGACGACGCACTACGCGCACTTCTGGTTCACCGTCCTTCCCGCTAAGTCATAGGAGAAACGATGCCAGCACCAATTTTAGGAGCCGCAGCATCTGGAGTGGGATCCCTCGTTGGCGGGATCATGAACTCCAATGACATCTCGCAGGGGATGCAGGATTTCCAGAACAACGTCAACCAGGGAACAAGCGTCCTCCAGCAAGGGCAGGCCGGATCGAATGCCGCTTTCAGCCCCTACACGACCGCAGGCGCGACAGGTGCGAGCGGAATGGAATCCGCGATCCAAGGCCGCACGCAAGCCCCCAACGCGGCGGTCACAGACAACAGCGCCGGGAACGCCATCGCGAACTACCTGGATCCGTCGTCCGCCTATTCGATCGATCAAGCCAACAAAGAGATCCAGGCCGCAGGGATCGCGGGCGGTGCAGTCGGGGGAGGCATGGAGAAGGCTCTCTCGAATAACGCCAACCAGATGGCCCAGACAAACTACAACAACGCCTACTCGCAGATGCTCGCTGGAAACAACCTGACGAACACCCAGCAGAACACGAACGCGCAGAACACGAACAACTTTACCCAGCAGCAGGTCGGGAACTTCGGACAGCTCGCCGGGCTGGGACTCAACGCGACCAGCTCGAACCAAGGGCTTCAGGCTGGATACAATTCTGGCATCAACTCCAACTTCGGAGACATCGCCGTCGACCAGCAAAGCGGATACAATGCCCTCGGCAAGAACGCCAACAACACCGCCACGAACGCCGGGAATAGTGCCGGTGGCATCCTTTCCACCTTTTAAGGAGAGATGATGGCACAAGTGACAAACTGGTACGACAGCCCGACTCCCGCCCCTTTGGGGATGCGGGACATGCTGGCGATCAAGGATGCAGCCCAGGCGCGGAAGCTGAAGGACATCTTCGCGGCGAACATCGCGACAGCTCCCGTCTATGGAACGGACCCGAATACAGGGGCGCAGATTGTCGTTACGAGGCCGGGTGACTTGGATGAATCTGGATTCTACAAAGCTGCCGCTGCCGCTGGCATGGGCAACGATGAGATGGAAGCGGCGATGCAGTATAACGCCGCGCAAAAGGGCGCTCAGGTCAACACACAATATGCAAACGCCCAACTCCGGAACATGGGAGCGGATCCGACCGCAGCAGGGCGCAACAATGCGCAGATCGGGGAACCAGGGATTGGATCCGCTCCGAATCCGTCCGCAGGCCAGCCCACGGCGGCATCCCAGACGGATGCACCGATGTCTGCCGAGCCCTCCAACCGGCTGGTGACCGCTGCCCCCCCTCCTCCGCCTGCGCCTGCGCCGCAGCAAATCGCGCCATCGTCATTCACGGACTACTTCCAGCAACTCAAAGCATCTGCCCAGGCTGCGCGTGCTCAACTCGGACTTCCGCAGCAGGCCGAGCCTACCGCGCCCGCTCTTCAGCCTTCGCTCAACTCGCAGGCGCTTGCCAAACTCTTCGGGATGCAGCCAAGGCCGGCAGCGAATGGGGATCTCCAATCCCCGGCTCCAGCGCCCGAACAAGGCTCACAGGACATCCAGGGCCAAGTCGAGATCAACCCAGGCCAGCAGACCGCGCCGCCTTCTCCGACCATGCAGCTACCGCCGCCAGTGGTCGCGCAGTCGGATACCGTGCCGGTCCAACTTCCGGATAACAGATCCGCGCAGCAGGCCGTGGAGGACAGCTACGACCCATCCAAAACAATGATGGGCAGGATGGTGGCCTCCGCTTCTTCTGGCCCTCTCGCTTTCACGAAGGATACCCCGAATTCAATCCTCCAGAGTGGAGCGACCACGCTTGCCCGGCTCCATTACGACAACGACGGAACGCTCTCTTCGGTGAACGGGGCGCTCCAGCAGTACGTCCAGGACAAGATCTCCGCAATCGGCCCACCTCCTTTCGTCGCCCCGATGAAGGATGGCCAGCCGGACTACGCCGCGCTCATGAACCAGCAGCGCGAATGGCAGGGGAAAGTCCAGGGCGTCTCCTTGGCCGTCCACAACGATCTGGGGGAAGCCTACGGGAAGCAGTTCGATCAAGCCTTGGCCGCGTCGTCCAACGACATGGGCGTCAAGAAGATGGTCAACGAGGTCGCGGAGAAAAACGCCGAACTTGGAGGGGCATCGAAGCTCGCAGCCGGAATCGATGCCGTGGTCACGAAGGGCGATCCGATCCTTGGGAATGCCCATCTGAACCCGATGACCTTCACGTCCACCAAGGATCTGGACGCCTTCGGGGATCGTGCGACCGCCTACGCCAAGCTCGGGGAGAAGGTTCCGACGGACGTTCCTGGCCTCCTGGCGTGGTCAAAGAACTTCGGCCAAGCGGAAGGGCTTCCGGGCACCGAAGGAACGCAAAGCCTACTCATGATGATCGGCGCACCGAACGCCGCCGCACGGCTCCAGACGGCGCTTGCCTCGGGCGCAAAGATGGATGGCGCGACAGTCGCAAGCATCCTTGCCCAGGGCTTCCTTGAGGGCAATCCGGATATGTCCCAGCTCAAGGGGCAGATGAAGTTCACGAAGGACTATCTCCGCCATTCCGGAGCGAACTCCACGCCGACGATGCAGGCTGGCGGGCAGTCGGTCCAGCCGTACACGCAGACACCCTCCCAAACGCTGGGGAGCCAGCTCGGGACGCTTGGATCCTCTCCAAAGGTTCCGTACCCCGTAGGCCAAGAGCCGCCTGTGGGAGCCTATTACACGCATCCTGACGGGACGATCCGTCTGAGGGTCCGGTAATGGATTGGAATCCTGACGACGGCGTTGTGGTGGATCCATCCATTGCCGCAGCACTGGCCGCGCCAATCGTGGCGACATCATCGGGACAACTGCAGGTTTCGGCCTCGGGGCGGCGCGGACAGGTGGACACCACAACGCGAGCCCAGGTTCCTGCATGGAATCCAGACGATGGCGTTGTCGTGCAGGCCGCCCAGGCCGCACCCAGCACGCTTGCCCAGGTGGTGGGGGTGAAGACTCCCGCGCCGGTCGCTCCGGTCGCGCAGGAACAGCAGACACCAGAAACGCAAGCCGCCGCGCAAGTTCCGCAATCTGTTGATCAGATCGAAAGCGTCCCAGCAGGGCAAATGATCTTCCCTCGGCTCTCAGCTCTTGCCCAGGGCGAAGGCGCTTCGGCGCTTCCCGCCGCCTACGCAGCTGGGAAGGACCTCCTTTCCCTTCCTGGGAGAACGGTAGCCGGGGCAATCTCGGGGCTCGGTACGCTCTCAGATAGTGGCCCAGGAATACTCCAAAGGGCTGCGCTTGCAGCTGAACAAGGCATGACTGATCCGGGCACATCTGCGGATCCTGCGTGGGGCGGAGTCGCTGGGCAGATTCTCAAGGACCCAACTACCATCCCGCTCGCATTGGCTACGGGCGGCGAGGGCATGCTTTTGCAGGCGCTCAAAGGGGCGAATATCATTGGTGGACGGCAGGTCGCCGATTACCTCGCTACGCCGACCGCAGAAGTCGGCAAGCAGATCACTCCGGGGGCAAACCTCGCTGGATCCGCCATCGGTACTTTCGTCCCAGGCGTCATCGGCAACGGGCTTAGGCGCTACACAGAGCCGAACGTGGCGCAATGGAACATCGTTCCCAGGGACGCCGCCGCCGAAGGACTCCATGACTTCGCGGAAGCTGGACATTGGCCGAAGGTGGTCCCGTCATGGAATTCCAGCCGTCGGGAGATTGGAGAGGAGTTCTTGAAGGAATTCCCGAAGCAGATGAAGGAGGTTGAGACATGGAAGGCGGCGGCGGATCGCACGGCCACGAAAGATCCCACGTTCAAATATCCGCAGGATCGGGTAATCGACGCGATGGATCAAGCTTTCAAAAAGGCCCAAAAATTCAGCGAAGGAAAGTTCACTCCTGCGGACCAGAATCGAGCAATGACCCTTGTCCTGAATCGAATGTCTGGCAGTGAGCCGGAACTACTCCCATCCCAGGTCCAGCACTACAAGAGCACATTCGGCACCGAAGGGTATGACCAGACCTCAACAAAAGGTTTGAGCGCCGCAAAAGAGATCGCATTCAAGGGGGCTGCAGCAGATATGCGCAACTTCCTGGCGACCAAGTTCCCAGATTACCAGCCCATCATGGATCGCGCGCAGCCCTGGGTGGCTGCGAAGCCCGCTTTCGAGATCGCCGCAAAGAAGGGCGGAAACCTAAAGCCAGGGGGATTGATGGAGGTTGAGGGGGCGAATGTTGGAGCGAATGTCGCAGGAATGCCTGGAGCAATCGCCGCCGCTTTGCTTACAGCCGCACGCGGAGGACCGAAAGGATATCTAGCCGGGCGATATGCTGCACCGGCATTGGAAGGAGCGAGTAAAATCCTTCCTTCGCTCTATCCGGCAATCCAGCGACAAGATGCAGCAAAGGGCCGAAAGCATCCATGAACGCGATGAATACCCACAGAGCCGCGACAAGCGCGACTGCAGACCAGATCACAAGGATTGACATCTCGATCATCTCCCGAACCTACACTCTTTCCAGCCGAGAAGGGCAAAAATGAACCTCTCTTTGATGCCCGACTACATCTATCAGCAGTTCGCAGCCAACGGGAAAATGCTCTCCGGGGGTACGATCTACTTCTACCAGTCCGGCACGCTGACCCCGCAGACGGTCTTTGCGGACGCGGCGGGAACTACTCCGCTGGGTACCTCGGTCACCCTCTCGGCCTCCGGCACGGCGGTGATCTTTCTGGGGCCTGGAGCCTACCGCATCTGGATCAAGGACGCGAACGGCGTCCAGGTCGCGCCTTGGGTGGACGGCATCTCCAGCGGCGGCTTTTCGGGCGTCCCGGGCACCAACGCCAGCGTGGCGTTCGTACAGAACTACGGGGACGTGCGTGCGTTGACCTCCAACCCCGACTTGGTCTACGTCGCCGGGACGCTCGCGGAAGGGGATGGAGGCCAAGGATGGTTCCAGATGATCCCCGGATCCAGTCTCTCGGACGACAACGGGATTGTCCTGGTCGCCTCGGCCAGTTCTGGCCCCTACAAGCGGATCTTTGACGGGGTGATTGATCCGGAGTGGTACGGCTACCAGTACAACACCACGACGGACCAGACAGCAGCGTTTGTCCTGGCTATTGCTGCCTCGGTGCGGTGGGGGATGGATCTGGAATTCAGCCAACCCTCCACGCTGAACCAGAATACCACGGTTTCAGCAGGTGCCGGAATTCGTTGCACCACGGCAGCGTACTTCCACGGAACCACCCCAGTCACCATGACTTTCTCCACGGGCTCGAAGTTCATCGCCAACGGGACGAGCTTCGGGGACAACGTGCAGCCGATCTTCGGGGCCGGAGTCTGTCCGCAGATCCTCCTCTCATGGATGGGCGGGTCCACGGATGACGTGCGAATGTCCAAGCTCGCCGGATGCACCACGCAGTATTACAAGGCTCTCCTGGACGTTTCCACCAGCCTGACGCTGGACCCATCCTTCCCGGTCAACCTGGCCGTGGATGCCAGTGCAGGAGCTGTGGGCACCTACACTGCGACATCGAATCTGACCATCCGCAACCTGGCTTATTCGGGGATGGGGGCGATCTTCTCATTCCCGTCGCTCGCCAACGTGGGGACCGTCACCATTCCCAACCAGGTGAAACCGGAATGGTTCGGGGCGAAGGGCGATGGCACCACGGACGATTCGATCGCCCTCAAGGCCGCTTGCAGCACCGGGAATGTCTGGTTGACCAACAAGTACCGCAACAGCGTAGCCTGGTCCATCACCACTGGGGTCACGCTGAACGGTTCGCTTCCCAATCCTCTCCAGGTCGCGCCGACAGAATCGACCGCTCTTCTCAGCGTAGCGTCTGGGATCACGATTTCCATGGGGTCGGGATCTTTGACGGCCAATGGCGTCGAGATCAGCGGCGTATCCACGGGCGCGGCGATCGCTTGCGGCCTGTTCAATGCGACGGGGGCCGCAGTCTCCAATGTGGCGATCACCTCCACGGGAGGTATCGTCCGGAACAGCCTTTTCCCCGGATCCGGAAATTTCCCCGTCTCCCTCCTCGACATCGTAGATGGCTGCACAACCGCGACGAATTCCACCATCAACCTGTCCCAGTACGGGAAAGCCAGGTGGAACACGCTCGGGGGATCCGGACCAGCCTTCTGGCATTTCACGGCGACGTCGGCAAACTCGATCTTGACCTTCGCGAACAACTCAACGACCTGGCACTTGGTCCACCTGAACAGCACCAGTACGGCCAACGTGGATGCGTTCGCCGGAGACGTGGTGAACTCCAGCGCCTCGACCCCCGCCGCCGCGCAGAGCGTCCTTCTGTCCAACGGGATTGGGACAGTGAATCTTCTCCAGCTTCCAGCGCAGACCGGGCAACTCTGGAACTCGGTCGGGGGCATGCCTACGGCGGGCGTGGCTCTCATGGCTGTCACCCCGATCCTGACGGCCGCGTGGCCTGGGAGCAACTGGTCACTGGTTTCCGGTGCCGCGCCTACCAGCGACGGAACGAGTCTTCTGCCTGCAAATGGGAGCGCCTTCCACTGGGCCTATTTGGAAAGCCCGGTCAGCACGACCTACTACCTGTCCCCGCTGGCTCTTCTGGCCGGGGTAATCAAGCTCGCCGTCACGACACCCGTCGGAGCGGCGAGCGGGGGCGTGCTACAACTCAAACTCGATTTGACAGGATCCAGCGGAGGAGCCTGGCAGGCAAACAAGCAAATCGAGATTCCGGCGTCTTCCTCTTCCGAAACATTTGTCGTCACGCTTCCGCTTCTCGGCGGCTTCTGGGGATCCACCCTCTATACAGGAACGAACCAAGAGTATTCGGCCCAACTCGACCTGATTGGATCCGGACTCAACGGATACAAAATCGAGATTCAAACCATTCAGGAGATCCCCCAGGATCAAGCACAAGCGAAGCTCTGGAGTTCGACTACCGGAGGCGTGATTTCCGGAACCTATACCCGCTGCCTCACCATTATGGACGCACAAGCGGGATGCCTCACGGTGGATGGGAATTTCACTCTAGCTCAAATTGGAACGAATTGTCCAAGTCTTCCAGGCGTTCCCTGGACCACGACGAACGCCGGGGTTCCAAATGGATCTTGGTTTCCGAATGTGAATTTCATGATTGATTTGAATTGCAAGGCATGGCAACCGAACGCCGGAGGAGGGGGGCGAACCACAAAGAATTACATCACCAATTACAGTTCCGGGAATGCGGTTTCCTACTTTGAATTCTGCGCAATCACTTTCACTGGTTTGGTATTTTACTAATGTCCGGCTCAACACCTCCATTCTTCATCGAGCGATTCCAACTTCCCAATGGCGCGGCCATGTCGGGCGGGAAGATGTACTTCTTCGTCGCCGGTAGTACGACGGTGCCGAAGAACGTCTTTGCCGACTACGCACTGACGATCCCGCTCACGCAACCTCTGGTGCTCGATGCGGCGGGGAATACCCCACAGTACTTCATGGAGTCCGGGCTCTACAAGATCCTCCTCAATGACTCGACGGACGTCCTCCAATACACGCGGGATCAGATCGAGGGAGCGACCAGTGGGAGTGGAACCTCGGCGCTTTTCCAGGACTCCGACACAATCCACTGGACCACGGTCACCTCGGGGGGGCTGACCTACAACGTCGGAACGGTCCAGGCCAGTGCGATCCTGGACCACAAGGTCCTCACGGATGCCACGACAGGCGATGTCCCTGGCTACCTCGTCGCCAAGTTCGTAGACGCCGCTGGGAATCCGCTCCTCGCCAACGGGTCGCACCAGCTCGTCCTTCCGTTCCTGCGCACGGACACAGGCGGCACTGTCCTCGGAAACGTTCTACTCGCGGGCCAACTTTCTGTAGCCGGAAATGTCGCTCTCGCTACTGCTCCAGGATCCACCCTCCTGGTACCAGGAGCCTCTACGCTCGGGCAGACGCTCATCGACTCCCTCAGTCTCGCCGGGATCGCATCCCAGATGCTCGCGGTGGACGGGGCGGGCCATGTCTACGGGATGGCGGTCCCGACCTCTGACCACAAGGTCCTGTACGACATCTCGGACGCCATTCCGGGCTTCCTGGGCGTCAAGGTGGTCGCTGGATCTGGGATCCAGATCAACGTCACGACCGATGGGACCAACGGAAAGGTGATGCATTTTAATTTGAATCCTGCTAATATCGGCACTAGCTTAATAAGGTCATATCTCCAGAGCATAGTACTAAGCTCGACCGCGACAACGATAATAAATAAAATCGGCGGAATAGGCAATACTATTTCAGCTAACTCTTTATCTGTTGGAGATATGATAAAGATTAGGGTTTCTTCATATGCTGCATCTGGTGTAACTAGTGGGTTTGGTGTCGCATTCGCACTAAATGGAACACTAATTGTAGGTACTAACTATGTATCAAATATTTCTTTTGTTCAGGAATACGATATAATCATTACATCAATTGGCCCATCTGGAACATATGTAGCAAACGCTGCCGTATTTTCTCAGGGCTTAATGGGCGTAAATAATAGCGGCACCTCATCTATAGATACTACTGTGGCTAATACTTTTGATGTAATTGCATCAACTTCAGGTACAGCGACGCTTAATCAGGTCATAATCACGATGGAGAAGAATTAAATGAAACCCTGGATCCTCGCCCTCGCGGGCCTTGCCTGCGCCTCCGGAATGCGGATCAACCCTGACCCGATCCAGTCGATCAATCAGTCCCTGACGGACGTGGGCGGCGATTGGCTCTGGTCCTCAGATCCCGTGTACGACAACACCTACTCCCAGGTCCTGACCCAGCCGATCAGCCTGGACGTGGTGACCCTCTCGGACATCCGCTGGTTCACGCCGTCGCCGGTCCTGACGATCCGCCAGACCTCGGATTCGAACTCCCGCGTGGACTGGTCTGGCATCGCGTACCTCCTGCCGGATCCATCGGGTGGTGGTTCGGCTGGCGTCTCCTCGTTTGCTGGGCGCACGGGGCCTGTGGTGCCTCAGCGGAGCGACTACGCTGGGTACTACCTGGACTCCGCCCAGGCATCCTCCCTCATCGGAGACAGCCTCGCCGCGAACTCCCAGGGCTGGCAGACGGCGGGGCAGGTCGATGTACTGATCTCCGACACCGCAACCACGCTCCGGACCCTCCAGGCTGATTCCATGGCCCTCGCGCGCATCCTGCTGGCGGACACCTCCTCGGCCCTGCGGACGCTTATCGGGCGCTACCTACCATTGACGGGGGGAACACTCACTGGACCGCTTGGAGGGACTTCAGCGACGTTCTCCAATTCGGTCACCGGTATCGTGCTGACCGCCAATCGCACGGCGTCTGATGCCATTGGCGCGGGTCCCGACTTGAACATTCAGGACCCTGCTCCGACTGGATCAGCCTGGACATTCCAGCTCATGGCCACCGGCAGCAATCTTTCCCTGACGAGCTTGGTTGGTGGGACCCAACGGACGCCGATTTCGATTACCCCGACAGGGATGATTTCCGCACAGGCTTACGCGACCACTGGCGGCACGTCCTCTCAGCTCGTGTCGGGAACCGGATCTCTCGTTTCGCCGTCCGCCTTCGATGTCGATTCCGCCCGCGCCTCCCGAATCTCCGATTCCTCCAAGACGCAGACCAAGAGCGTCCACGACTCCCTTGGAGTGCTGACCCCAGCGCGGATTGGGGCTGCTCCCGCTTTCACCAGCGGGGCCGCGAACCTCTTCTGGGCCACCCCCAACGGGGCCAGCGGGGTCCCGAGCCTCCGGGCCATCGTGGCGGCCGACGTGCCCACCCTGAACCAGAACACCACCGGCACAGCCGCGAACATCACGGCCACGTCGAACTCGACACTGACGACGCTCTCCGTGCTCTCCCTCCCCATCGGGCAGGTGACGGGCACGATCAATGCCACGCAGGTCAACGGCGCGGCAGTACCGGCCTCCAAGACCGTCGTGGGGACCAACGCCTCCTCCCAGATCGTGGACGCCTCAGCCGCGACCCTAGCGAACAACACCACGGGCAGCGCGGCCAAGTGGACGACGGCCCGCAACCTGATCATCGGCTCATCCACCCAGGCCTTGGACGGATCCGCGGCGCTGACGTACTCGCTCTCGGCAATCGGGGCGGCCTCAGTTGCTTCTCCGACATTCACCGGGACCGTGACGACACCGGC